TAACCGATCGCGCTATTAGAGCTAAAGATACTAGGAAGAGTATCATCCACATCAACAAGAACACAACTGGCAAACTGACGAATAGGAGTACGGACTCCTGCCATAACAGGGGTCGGGATGTTAATTTTAAATAGTGAGGTCGCGTCATAATATTTTTTCACGTATGATAAACGTGTCTCCTTGGGATAATTTGCAAACAAGGTAGCAGCGATCATCATATACATAAATTGAGGTGTTTCAAAGATGTCACCATTGCTTCTGTCTTGACACAAATATTTGTCGACTACCTGTCTCAGACCAGCATAAGTGAATTCTTCATTACGATCGTGTCGTAACCAAGTGTTCATCTTTTTAAGTTCAGTTTGTGTATATGCATCTTTAATTGCAGGATCATACACACCGCGGGCAATGTTTTCATCAATAAGATTTGAAAGAGAAAGGTGTTCGTATTTTCCATATACTTTTTTATGTAGACTGTAAAGTAAAAGTCTAGCAGCAGCATACTGATAGTTTGGATTTTCCAAACTAATCAAATCGTTTGCACTTCTAATTAATATTTCTTGAATTTCATCCGTTGTCATACCATCATAAAACTGAAGGTCTGCGTTCATTTCAATTTGACTTGAGCTTACGCCTGAAAGACCTTTACAGGCCTCTTCTACAACGAAATGCATTTTGTCAAGGTCTAGTTTTTCCTTAGAGCCGGAACGCTTTGTAATAAAAATCTCTTTTGTCATTGCCTCTTTTCTCTCAATTTTTTGTTATACAGGGTATTTAGTTGACATCGCTCTGATACCTAAAGTAACAGAGTAAAAACCAACTAGCACTTTTATGACTGCCTACGAACACAACCGTACGTAGTCCTGTACTTAGTCTTATACTTTAACAGATAAATGCGCATAGAGCAAGAAAAAAATTTTTCTTTTATGCACCATAACTTAGGTCGTAGGAAATATTGCCTAACGCACCAGTTGCAATTGGGTTTTTATAGAACAACACAACTGTCTCTATACCACTATCTGTATCATTATCACGCAATTCAACTTTAAATTCAAAGTTAGTCATTACGATACCACCTGGAGATGACATTCCGTTATCTGAATATTTGTATTCGTCCGACAAACTAACCTTGGACATACTATCTCCAATAGTGATGTCTAGTTTGCCAGTGCGGATATGATCTCCTAAACGTAAAGTATAGTTAACAGTTATGAAACTATGTGTTGCCGCAAATGTACTAATAGGTCTAAAACTGTCTGTTAGATAAATCAAACTGCTGTTTCTATCTACAAGTTCAGTTCTATCACTATTTTCAACTTCTGCTATGTTAGGCGATGTTTCATCAGCAACAACGTTGGCTGCCTGTTGTCTATCACTTTCGCAATTCAGTACAATGTTGTTAGCATACTCACCGAATGAGATAAACGAACTTGTTGGATTTGCAGAAGTACCTGTACCATTACCACAATTAGTAAATTTACATCTTTGTATTCTTGTTCCAGAACCATTTGTGCTTGTGAAAACACTAGATGCTATTTCATCAAAAGCAGAATCTCTAACTGTCCATTTATTAACTTGTGTACTGACACCTTCGATATAAATGCCTGTGTAGTTAATTTTAAAATTACAATTATTAAAATCAACAGTTGTATCTGTAGCAATAGTTTGTACACATTTTACACATACGCTATTTGCTTCAAACTCACAACCATCAAAAGTTAAGCCTGTTGTTTTTATACCTGTAAGATTGTTTGACCAACCAATTGCACCAGGCTCAGTAGATATACTTGTAACAGGAGCACCTAATACATATTCACCTTTGAATTTCACATTAATAAATTTTGTATCTCTAATTCCTGTACAATCAATAACACCAGATGATCTTTGAAAAGTAAAGTTTTCAAAAATAATATTATTTGGTCTGTTACTACTGTTAAATGATGCTACTGGCTGTCCTTCACTCGTTACAAATTCAATACTGTTTGTATCAAAGTTAAGGATTGCACCGTCTCTAGTCTCGCCTTTGATAATAGCATTTGACGGAACACTAAGTGAACTTAAAAACAAGTAAGTTCCATTAGGAATTACCAATACCTTTTTATAATCAGGATCACTGTTTCTAAACAAAGATGTAAATGCATTCTCAAAGAATGTAGTATTATCTGTTGAGCCATCACCTACTGCTCCAAAGTCAGCAACTGAAACTTGTATTTCATCTAGTTTATCTAATAGTGGTCTCTTAGCACTTAATGTTATAGATGGATCATCAGATGCAAATTGGTAACTTGACGCAAGTTCAAGTATATTATCATTTTCTGTAATTACCTTAGTATTTCCAACGTAAGGTGCTCCCTCTGCAACAGAACCGTTACCAATGAATAGTTCTTGTGTATCTACAGCCCAAGCAAGTTCTGCAGAACTTAGTTGAGGGACGCCAGAATCACTGTTCTTTTTACCTCTACGTATTTGAATTTTACTAATTTGTACAACAGCCACAATCTGCTCCTAATGTATCTTGTAAGTATTTATCAGCGTGAAGAAGATTGAGTTGACTAGTTAAGCACTAGTATTGTAGTATTCTTCTACTTTATCGAGCCACATATCGCGGTATTTAGGAAATGTTTCCGGTGTGACTTCAAATTGTTGATATTTAAGGTCTCTACTGCACATAAACACAACACCTGTTTGTATATCTGTACCGTATACTTCATTATGTGCCATTGCGTAGGCTACAAGTTGTAATTTGTAATCTTCCACCCATTCTTCTTTCTTAGGCTTATTAGTTTGTTTGTGATCCATTATTGCAGGATTACCTTTAAACACACCACATAAATCTGTAGTTCCTGAATAAAGTCCCGGAAAATACAAACTCTGCTCCATAGCCCATACTTCGTCTACATTACATAACCCGTTTTCAATTATCACGTCAGCCATTTTGTTTGCTTGGATATGCACAAGATTATTTCCTGGTTGTCTTTCCATTCCACAAATGAATCTTTCTAGATTGGCGTGCATTGCAGTACCAATTCCTGCGGCTTCGGTAGTAATTTGTCTTGCCTTTTCTTCACCAACTCTTTTACGCCATTCAATTAGATGTGTTTTATCTTTAGTGCTGTCAAGGATTGTAGTAACACTTGGTAATTTTTCTTTTGTCGGAGTTACATAAACTCTTTTCTTTTTGACTGGATCGTTTACTTGTTTGAGAGTATGGTACTGAAATTTTTCAACGAACGGTGGCGGTGTATACATATGTTTATCCTTTACTCAAGTGTATATATTATAGTACAATCACACTTTTGTCAATAGTGATTGGACAATTATTGTTGTGCTAACTGTTGAGGTGCTGCTGCGGCTGCTGTTGCATCAACTGCTGCTTGACTATCTGAACCATCTTGTGCAGGCTGTTCATCTTTTTCTGCACCTGGAACATTTAATTCTATACCGTCAGCATTAAAATTTTTAACTAAGTTTTGGATTGCAGGATTTGTATCATACATCGCTTTGAATGTTTCATAATCTGCTGCAAGACTAGCGTCATTGCTTTTAAGGATTTTATTTAGAGCTGCCCAGTTGTATTTTGCTGGTTGTTTTTCTGCGGCAGACTTACCAATAAGATTCTTCAATACAATAATGTATCTATCAATCATAGTGTCTGGTGCGAATTCTCTAAATCTCATATTACATCTTTTGGAGGTCTGCCATCTTCTTGCGAAGATCGTTTAACTCTTGTTCCTTTGCTTTAATTTCTTCTTGTGTTGCTTTAATCTGTTCTTGTTTTTGTGCTGCTGCTTGTGCCTGTGCTGCTTTTGCATCTGCTGCTGCCTTCATAGGATCTGTTGCCATTTGTCCTGTAGGCTTAGGAGCAACCGCCGCTGGATCTTGTGCAGGCGTTGTAGTTGACGTTGCTGGAATAATTTCGTCTAAGGCTAAGTCGTTATAAAACTCTTTGAGTTTCATTTGACTATCCTGCCAATGTTTTTAACAGTCTTGATTCAAAGTCTATTGATTCACGCTTTTCACGTCCAGCAGTTTCAATTCCGCCTGCTGCTGGTTCTGCTGTAGCAAAGTCATCACCTGCCGGTTCTTCTGCTGGTGCTTCTGCATCTGCTGGTGCAGCCATATCAGTTGCTCCACCTTCTTCTGGTTCAGCGCCAAGCATATTATCGCCACCTGCTTCTTCGCCAGTAAGTTGACGTGTTGCACTAGCAAGAGTATCACGTGTAGTTTTCAATGCTGCAATAGCCTGTTCAATTGCAGGTGCTGCTGTTTCAATAAATGATTTAGATTGTTCAGCGGACATTTCATCTCTGATAGAATCACCTAGTTGTAGAAGTGTTTCATTTTCCATACCTGATAATTCTTCAATGTAACGTCCTACTTTATCAACCATTGTTTTTGAAGTTACAATAGCACTTGCCTGTTGGACTTCACCTTCTGTTACTTTATCCATAGTTTCTTCCTGGGTTTGGTCACTTTCTTCTGGGATGTCTGTGACTTCTAAAGATTTTATTGAATTTTCTTCACGTTCTGAAAGTTCTTTTACTATAGCATTTAACATAAACTGTGCTTGATGAAATGTATCATTTTCCAAGTTTTCGTTAAATTTGCTTGATTCACGTATTTGTGAAATCTGCGTTCTTAGTTTGTTACGAGCGTCTTCTAATTGTGCGACACTGAATTTTGCCAAGTCTAATTTCTTGCCAAACGTTTTGTGCATAGATTCATTGATCTGATCTGCACTTTTGTAAAATAAATCTTCTGTTTTCATTGTACCCTTCCCAGATTGTATAATATATTTATGCAAACTTTAACATTTGCTCTGCTTTTTCTTTTATGGAAATAGCCTTTTCTTTAGCGTCTTCATAGCGAATCCACATAATTTCAGCCCTTGCTTCATTGTTTGTATTTACTGCCATATGGTAATGATGCAAAAATATCTTGCTATCATTGAAATATTTGCTGTATTTGCCATCGAGATCATACAAACTAGCCTGTTCGCTCTCACGTTCATTCCAAGCCACTAAATTTGCTATTTTTATTGCTACAGCGTTAAGGGCGATGTCAGCATATAACACCCTGTTACGCACAACTATATCTTTATATGCACCTTTGCTTACAATAAGAGCTCTGCCTACCTGTATACCTTTATCTGTTTTAACAGGCAAAATGGTACCCTGGTCAAGAAACTTCTTATAAGTCTTCTTGACTAGAGATTCGAAACGTTTTGATACATCAGTCATAAAAAAATGGCCTTGCTTAGCCATATTATTTAAATGAAAGTAATATTGGAACCTTACATCTTGAGTAGTATTGTAACTACTACTGAAAGAACTGCTGCAATTACTGTGCCTGTAGTTCCGATGATAACTTTGGTTAAACCTTTTTGTCCGTGGACTATATCAGTATGAATGTGTTCAACTTTTTCTTCTAGTCTAGTCATTCTACTATCTAGTTGCTCATAGCGAATTTGGCACAAATCAACGTGTGCTTCTAAACTTTCTTTTTCTAACTTGGTAGTTGGGCTAGTAGCCATCTATATATTCTCCAAAACAACCAACGCACTCTGCGTCAATTAAGTAAACTCTGAGTTGCCCTTAATGTGTTTTTTAGATAGCCTAATTTTTGCCTACAATGTTATTTATCATCGTAGTTGATTAATTGCCTAAGAATTCTGCGTATAACGCCTAAATCTTCTTTTACTTCTGTGACTTTTCCTGTAGCCTTTTCAATCTTACCAAACATTTCTTTGATTACAAACATAACCCAAAACCACCACACCGCACAAACTATACACATAGATGTAAGTCCTATGTAGGTTAAAAGATCGTTAGATGTGTGTACTCCCATTATTGCCGTAAGAAAGCCTAATACCATTGTCGAAATAGTGCCTATCATAATTGTGTTGTAATATAACTGTTTCATACAATTATTTAACAATAATGGGTATTAGATATTATGCTGATATAATCCAGAGATTTTTGTTATCTCCGCTTGTTCTAAATGCAGCAGGTTTATGATTTATGCTATTTGTAAGATTGTTTATAATAGGTATATTGTTTAAGTCAGAATTGAGCAACGCAAGGTCATCACCGTCTACAGTCCAAATAAAATCTTGTTCTACTTTAAATGACCAATACCAATAACTTACACCATCTTCTTCTTTTACAGCAGGATCTGTGTCCCAATCAATATTAGCACGTAATCCTATTCCTTGCACAAGACTGTTAAAGTTGCCTTGTTGAGCAACTTTAATTTGATCAGTTTCATCGCGTGTTGGATTGGTGACTGTGATATCAACTGTAGTCTTAATATTATACCTTGGCATAGTGCGAGTATTTAGTGGTCATAAAAAAAGGGTGCCAATTTCTTGACACCCTTTCAAAGTTGTAAAACTTTATTACAGTTTTGGTTCTACAATGTTTTCGATTGTAGTTACTGCACCAGTTACGCCATAAGCGTTTGAGCCGTCTGCTGTAATTGTTCCAGTTGTTTGAACGTGTAAGAACAATACGTCTGTAGCACCGCTTTCAAAAGCAGCACCGTCTGCTGTTCCCATTCCAACAATTGTTCCAGCATCGTCAGTAGCGTTTACGTTACCTGCTTCGATACCTTTAGCAATTGTGTTTACGTTTGCATCAGTCATATTTGTTAATGCAAGTTTAACAACATAAATCTTACCACCTAAACCAGATGTTTTAGAGTGCTTTTGATAGTTGTCGGACAATGTAGCAACACCTGCGCCAGCGTTACTGTATGTTTGATTAAATGAACTTAAATCAGCCATTATGTTTCTCCTCTATAATGTTAACTCCTCTCCGGAGCCGCTATTTTTGTTAGCAAATGTATTTATCCGAAATAGGTTTTTTCGTGGTTAATGGTAGGTTTTTAGGTGATTTTGACGGTTTTAGTCGCTTCTAAAAGGTGTCCAACGGTCTCTAGGTACAAGTTTAACTTTATCTTTAGTTTTAACGTACCCTTCGCCGCCTGCTTTACCGCCTGTAGTAGCAACAACATCGCCTTCTGCTTTATCTAGTTCAGCAATTACTTCATTCTTTGCTTTCATTAGTTCAGCAATAAGATAGAATATATCTACAACTGTGCTTCTTTGTTGCTCTATCATACTTATAATCTTTTCTTGTTTTCTTGCAGAAACCTTAGAATTTTGAAGCCAATTAGTAAAACTGTCAGGTGTAAGTTCGCTAAGTTTTTTAGCACGACTCATTTGATTTACAAACGTGTAGAATATTTCACTTAAATCACTAAGTCCTTGTACAGGTTTAAAGAAGTCTGCAATTTTCTTTTGTGATCTGTTTGCAACACTTTCAATGTTGCCTAGGTTATCCGCATTCACAGCAGGAGCCTTACTTACATACTGCTGTCCAAGAACAACAAGATCACCAGTACCATTAAATTGTTTTACATTGTCTATTGGAGTACCGTTTTTATCTCCAAAATATTCGTAGGTATTATGTGCGGCAACTGCAACTTTGCTTTTGGCAATACGTCTTCCAATATCACTTTCTACTTTAACATTATAGGTTGTTTGATTAGGAGTAAAACTAACTGCGCCGTCACTGCCTTGATATGGCTTACCAGGATGATATAATAAGTCACCGTAAACATATCCTCGATAATCTGCAGGTGTTGCTGCTTCGAATATTGGCCATAGACTTGCCATATCTTTTGCAAACTTAGGTCTCCAGTCTTCGCCCTTGCCTCTACTGTTAATAAATTTTTCTAATTCATCAGCACTGCTAGACTTGCCTTCTTCTCTGCCCCAATTATTTTTACCTACTAATCTAAATGTACCGTCATCATCTCTACCCCAATACACAGTAGGATTGCCATCCCATTTAATAGCAACATCTGAAGCATCTTGTTCCATACTTTTTAAAATACTAACTGCACGTTTAGCACCGTCATCAGGATTTGTAAAAACCATATCTTCAAGATGGTTAAATTCTCTTCCTACTTTCTTTGCTTCAGTTAAAAATTCAAATGCTCTCATTTTTTAAGTAACTTCTTTTGTTTGTTAGTTTTGTCTACGTATTTTGCGTGTGGAACTTTTAAGTTCTTTTTACCGTATACATCTCCTATCTTGTGCATCTTACCTACTTTATCAAATGCACTATATCTTATATCAAATTCTTTCAATCTCATCGAGAAACTACATCGATCATTGAGCGCATCCAACCTATACTTCCAGGTTGATAAGATTCAACTTTACCTGCTTTAGGTAATTCAAGACCGTCCTTTTCGAATGTTTCTCTTGCGTCTGCAACTAGTTCTTCATAGTTAGGAAGTTTCATCACGTACTTTACAATTGATTCAACTGATTCCATCGTTGAAGGAGTTGCTGATTGTCCTAACAATTGCTTTGCAATTTGATTAGGATCTTTCGTAACTAATTCATTAGTTTCTCTATCTAATAATCCATTGTTTGGTGACCATTTTAACCCTTTCGTTTTTGCTATGCTGGAAAGCAAAATATGTCTATGTGTACCTTTGTACTGACTACCTTCACCGCTTCCCTGTAGGCTAAACTTCATCCATTCAGGGTCTCCAAACATCAAGTCAGTTTGAACAAAACCATTTGCAGGATCGCCTTTGATAGGAGTTTTGAAATGTACAGAAATGCCTGATTTTCTGATCCATTGTTTAGTATCTTCACCTTCGTGATTTTTGTTTACATAGTCTGCTAGTTTAGATTCAAGATCTCCTTTTGACATTTTTGCAGAATCAACTGCAACATCTAAGTCTCCGCTTGTAGATTTTTTACCGGTTGTGCCTAACATATTGTCTGTTAGTTCTAGATCAACAATACCTTCAAGCCATTGTAATGTAGGAACTACATCTGCTTGATTGATTCTGACAGTAGCAGGTTCTCCTTCTGGAGTCTTAAAAATGTTACCACCTTCATTTAGTAGTTCATTACCTGACATCTTTATTGTTCCTTTTATCCTCTACTATCTTTTTAATACCACGAGTAAATTTACTGCTGTCTTGTCCTTTAATGCTATTGATGAATCTACGCTCCAAATCAAGCGCAGTTTCAGCAGGATAATTTTTATGAATGCTGGCAATTAGATTAACAGCACTTTCAATAATGTTCTTTGCCCTGCTTTGAATAAGTGCCTCTGTGTCACGTCTTTCAGCAATGCTATTAAGTTCTTGTAAAATTGTTCGTGTTTTAAATTTCATTTAATGTTACCAACGTATTATATGTTATTTAACCTTTTTATGTTCAAACTATACACGACTAGATTATTCTTGTCAACCTGTAGTTGACGCACTTATGCAAAAATAGCACGAGTGTTATGCTTAAAAAACAACCAAATCTTGCTCTAAATAGGGCAGTAATACTGCACTATTATATAAATAACAATGTTGCAGTGCAAAGCCCTTACGTTCCAGTAAGGCCTGACAACTACAACACACACATACACTGGGAGAGACCAGGGCGTAATCCACGCCTTACAAGTGATTGACGATAGGAAAAGACCTATTGCACCGCCGGGGAAGTTCCGGGGTATTGCTGTCCTTAAGCATCCATACATCGAAGGAGAAAACTATGGCACACTTAATAAGTGGCCTGATGTCTTGGATGAATAGCGGAATGACTACACGTCACCGCAACGATCTTTTGACTTGGGCCCAAACTGAATATAAGAAAGATTGGCGCTTCGCCTATAACTTTATGTTAACACACGACGGTCGTGCACCTAGTTGGTCAGAAATGAATCTACCATCTGAGGAACTGGCTAAAAGACTAAAGGAGGCCGCTTAAATGCAACTCTGGAAGTTTATTAAAAAAATCTTCA